GAACATGACCTTGGGCTTGGTGTGCTCTTTATAGACGGGCACCTTAGGCATGGCCTTGATGAGTTCCTGCTCCTTGGCAATCTTCAAGGAAAGTAGTTCTTCGTAGTGCCCTTGTGCCTTGGCTACATCGAGACGCCAACCGATACGCTCTTGCTCTGCTGCACACTCCATCTTGAACATGAGGTAATTGAGGAACCTGTCGTAATCCGAATCTTCCGGGTAGAGAATCCGTAATTTACGTTGCAGATCGTTCCAAAGCCTCTCGTTGATCTTTACATCCTCTTCACAGCGATGGATATAGACCTCGATGGGCTGGTCATTCCAGTCAGAGACCTTTGGCTTAGGGATGCCATAGTCTACCCCATACCATTCCAGACCATGCCTCTGACGATCAAAGTTGAGATACCATGACAGAGCAAGGGTGTCGATGATCTTGGCAGTGACCTTGATCCCGAGCAGCTTTTCCACTACAGGGATGTCGAAGCGATAGATATTATGCCCGATAAGGGTGTCCTGATAGAGAAACCATTCCCGCATCTCATCATAATCAGTGATGCTCTTGACACCATCCGAGGTCGAATAGGACAGAACATGAATACGGGTGGCATCTTCAAGCAGATTGTCGGTCTCTATATCAAACACGGGCATCGTCACATCACTCCTTGGCTTTCAGTCCTTCGAGATAACCAGCTTTGTAGGCTTCTTCAAGCCAGTAGCGAAGGCTCTTACCTTCTGCAAGCCTGACATCATGCTGAATCTCGAAGATGCGAGGGGCATGGTCATAACCCTCAGGTTCAGTCACCCACCTATCGAACTCTATCATCAGAACGTGTCCTTCTTCTCAGAGAGTGTGAACGTGTCCAGATCAAAGAGCAGTTCCCCTGCTTTGCCCTCTAGGCCACAAGGTCTGTTCTTCTGGACAGTGATCTTGGTTGTATTGCGGTCGATCAGATCGGCTGCTTCCTTGTCACGCTCTAGATTGATGATGACAGAGGCGCGTTGTCCGATCATCTTGCAGTATTTAGGATCACCATTCTCATTGGTGTGAGCGATAGTGACGATACCGATTGCCAGATCAGCAGCCAATTTGGACAGTCTGACAGACAGATCAGCTAGAACTGCTTCCTTCTGCTTATCGTCTGACACCGTGATGACATCTTGGATAGGCTCGAAGAAGACGTATTTGCATCCATAAACCTGAGACAGCACCCTGATCTGATTTACCAGTTCCTCTGCACCATCTTCTTCCCTCAGGTGGAACTGCATGTAACCCGATTGGGTGATCCTCTCGATAGCCTTTTCCACCTCAGGGGTCTTGTTCTTTTCTTGGATCAGGTCTTTGCGTGTCAGGTTATCTTGTAACACATAGGACACGATCCCGAGAAGGCTCCTCAGTTTAGTCTCTTCCAGATGCCATACAGCGAAAGGAACATCAGGATGATTGGCTACGAGATTGTGTTCAAGATAGCGCATGAACTCACTCTTGCCGATCCCTGTAGGTGCCTTGATGACAGTGAAGTGCCCTTGCATCAGACCGAGTATCTTGTCGTCCAGAGCCTCGATGCCTGTAGGCACATAGGCATGGTCAGGAGTGTCTCTCAGAAGCCCTAGGAAGTCCTCTGAGGTGGCATAGATGTTGTCCGGGGTGAACAGCTTGGAAGACCACCATGCTGCCACATACTCCCTCTGCTTGCCTGCCATGAGGAAGTCATTGGCATCCTTGTAGTCACCATGCGGAACATGATAAACCTTACCGGGAAACAGATTGAGTAGGGCGATAGCGAAGTTCTCAGCCTTGTCATCTGTATCGATGGATAGGTAAATCTTGTCGAAGGAGCCTAGCCAGTCTTTGCAGTTCTCCAACAATTTCCTCGAAGGGGTGGCAGAGGGCAGGGATACAACAGGATACTTGGACCCGTGCATCTGGAATGCCGCCATAGCATCCTCTTCCCCTTCCGTGATCGTTACGGCTTGAGCAGAGCCAGCAGGAAACCTGTCCATACCGAAGAGACTATCAGACCGGAAGCCAGCACCCGTGCTAAAGGTTTTTGGAATAGCACGATACTTGACTGATCCATTCGGGTATCGGTAGATGAGTGTTGCGAGGTCTCCATCTTCCAGAACTCCTGTGCAGTTGTAGAACTCTCTGGTCTTCTTGCTGATGCCACGATAGCCATCAGGTGTAAATTGCACCTTGTTTTCCATCGACGGGGTCTCATCCACAAGTCTTAGTGGGGGCTTATGATCCATTAATGGATACTCCTTCTTGGCCCAATCATGGATGCTCATTCTCTTGTGGGGATAGGCTTTGCCACACGAATGACAGAACCCGACGCCCTTCTCTTCGTTGTAGGAAAAGGCATCAGATGATCCGCAGTCAGTGAATGGACAAGCCTTGTGTGTCAGTTCAACTGTGAGTGTCATTCAACATGGCCTTCTCACGACGTTCTTGGTATTTCATGTGCTGGTAGATTTCATACCATGATACATGACCCATCTGGATCATCCCTGTTTTAGTCATACCGACAAGCCAGATGCCTACTGTGTCAGCTTCGAGCGTTATGTCATGGATTCCATTCATTGCTTGTCTCCCTTCAGTTCTGCGAAGGTGGCTTGGGCAGTGGTATCCAGTGGGTGTAGTCCTCTGCTCGCCAGCCAGAGAGACAGGCATCTGATAGCACCCAATCTCCATCTTCGTCCTCATATCCAGCATCAGACACCCATTCGATAGCCTTACCTGTCATTAGATCATACGTCCACATGCCACGCACATGAGGTGTTCCATCCTTCGGTGCAGTCTCAATCGGTTGCCATTCCATCATTTCTCATCTCCCATCTGTCTCATAGCCATCTCGACCAGTGTGATGATCTCTCTGGCCCTCATCTGATTTGCCTTGCTTACAGCATCTCTCTCGATAATGCAAGCTACACGTTCTATCCTCATCAGGATAGGCTTCAGGGGATCATCAATCTGAGTCATAGCTTGTATGCCTCTTGGTGATGGTCACATGCTGTCTCAAGGCCCCAGCCCTCTCAGCATAGCGTTCAGCTTCATGTTTCTTCTTGGTCTCAAAGTAGCAGAAGGGTTTGTCATCCTTCCTGTCACTGATCGTCACTCGATAGATGAGCATCGACACTTCTCCCTTCAACTGTTGCATGATTGTCACAGGTGAACAATTTCCATCTCGGGGTCTTGAAAAGACTACAACCAGTTCCATCTACTAATCTGGTTGGTCCCCCCCGGTATACCCATCATCAATATAATCATCATCCTCCCACATCTCCTCACACCATACACAGACTGACATACCAAAAGAGGTAGTCAAGGCTACATAGCCAATATCAACAAGTCTTCCACACTCAGCACATTCAACAACAGGTTCCATGTTCATCTCCTAGAACAGACAGTAGTAGCGTTCACCTTTAAGGTCGAGTTCCTCTAGGACATCAACCTCAACTTGAACGATCTTGGCCTTCTCGTTGTCCCCATTCCAATAGAGATTGTCCAACAACCTCCGCTTGTTAAGGAGCCTTTCCCTTAGAGGGACTACATAATCACTCCTCGACTTTCCAGTTAGGGCAGCTTCCCTTGAGGATGTAATATCTAAGCCCTTCATCATCAACGATTGTCCACCATTTTGCATCTTCTCTTACCACCTCATACCTTTTTCCTGTAGTCGTTACATGGTTGATGCCTTGGGTGCAGATCAAGGTCTTAGTCATCCATAGGTTCCTCACAATAGTAGTAGACATCCAGCTTGGCAGTCTCATACTCGATGCCCTTGCCAATCACGATCACAAGACAGATCATGGCGCAGATCATCACGACATGCTTGGATTGAATTTCGATCATTCCTCATACTCCTCTTCTTCGGGTTGTTCAACTACACCATCGCCACTGCACTCTTCACAGGTGACGATACTGGTATGGATGTAGGCATTGGGACCGGAACCCCTGATGCTGTCTTCTTCGATCCATCCGTAGCCAGCACAGCATGTGCATTTTAGCATCTCATTCTCCTTCATGGTATTCTATTGTCCAAGGGATAGTGCCGTCTTCATCTCTCCATTGCCTGTAATAAACCCGAAGAACCGCTTGGTAGTCAATCCCACAAGTGATAGTTTTGCAATCTCTTTTGTGTTGTAAGTAAAAGTAACTCATGCTTGCCTCGCATTTATGCCACGCCTTTTGCAGTAGGCGTATAGGTTTCCATAAGTATTAAATCCGAGAGGTTCTCCTCCATTTGGAGGAACTAACACATAAAGATTATAGCCCTCCTGCCGCCAATAATATGTCTCCATCTCACGCATCCTCTAGTTCGATGATGTTACGCTTGTAGAAAGACCGCCAATTGTTAGCCTCATAGTCGAACATGGTGATGAGGCAGTCAGTGCTGTTGTTGATAACCTCAAGGGTCTCTTTGTAGTTACCAACAAATGTGGGCGGGAAGAGTGTCCCTACAAGAGTTCTGATCTCACCGTTCTGCTTCTTGAACTTGACGATCATGGTTCCAGCGTTGAAGGTCATGGTGTTCTCCTCGTTCATCTGACGAATCATTCCTAGCACATTTCCACTGAGGGGGTCAAGACCAACGATAGGCTTTCTTGCCCTTGGCCTTCATGTTTTCGATGTCATCCAACAGCCCATTGCACTCATAACCAAAGGACCGAAGAAGTTCTGCCACCTCTCTCGGGTTCTCCTTCACGATGTCTTCCATCGTGCTGTTGTAAGAGGCCATAAGACCCCAATCGTTGTAGATGTCGTAGTCCACTTGTCGTCTTACTTTCTTCTTTGGTTGATAGAAATAGTCAGGTTCTCTTTCCATCGGGTTCCTCTTGAACACCAACTTTGACCAGTCAGCTTCGATTAGAGCCGTGATGAGCATCTCGACAAACATCAGGTCTTGCTTCTCGGCAGAGGTATGCTGGTTGAAGTAACCTACCGAGATGTTGGTGCATTCAGGAACGATGTCCCTATACTCGTTTGAATCGGTATAGGAACCTGTAGGATCAGCCCTGAAGCCAAGGTCAAGGATAGCCTCAAGACTATCAGCGAAAGCATCAGAGGCCGTTCTAGAACCCATCTGGTGAGTGATGATGCTGTCGTAACCCTTGCGGTCGAAGGATATGCAAGCATCGATGTCATTCAGCCAATAAGGGTAGTTACTGACAAGGGCTTTGGACCCTATGCAGCCTGACTCTTCTGCGGCATGAACAACATAAACACCTTTTACACCAGCCCGGATCATGTTGAGCATGATGTAGATGCCAGTTGTGCAATCAGCACCAAGACACTCAGACCCCGTAGCCATAGCCATATCACCCTCGATCTTGATGATCTGACGACCAGAGGTGAAGTGAACAGTGTCGTGATGGGCGGTAAAGCAGATGTTCGGTCTTTCTCCTACAACGAGGATATAGTTGCCATGAGCATCCGGTTGACCGAAGACTGGCGCAAGATACCTGTTGCAGAACTTGCGTTGATGACGAGAACCTTGAGGTCTCTTGTAGGATAGCATCTCGATGAGGTTGACTTCCATGTTGTCTCCTTGATTCGGTTGTTGACCTGTCTTATACAAAATTCCCACGGTGGGAGGCGAACATTTCCCTTCCACATCTCACAGACCGTTTTGATTTCTGAAAAGCTGTTCCTCCTCCGCCGCAGCCATCCATGCCCACAACAACTCCGGGTCATGTTTGGACTTTGGGTCAGCAAGAACTTTAGGATCATTCATAAGTGCAGCATAGGCAGCTTCTTCTTTTGCCATCAGTTCGGCAAGTTTTTCTTCTACTTCCATCATCTCATCATCTCCTCGTTCATCTTGGGTGATCCCTAACATGATTCGGTTTCGACAGTCAAGAAAAATCTTCGACGAACATTTCCCTCGGTGGGTCTGACGAACAATTCCCTCGTAGGGGTGAACAATTCCCTCGGTGGGGGGTGAACAATTCCCTCGTAGGGGTGTCAGCCCTGTCCCGTGCCAGATACACATTCACATATTCGCATATCTACATATTCTGATATTCATATATCTACATATTCTGATATTCATATATTCTGATATTCGCATATCTATATATTCACATATTCAAATGCTGCGAGTGCATTGCGGCGGTGCAGCAATTTTCTGCAATGCAGCGCAATTTTCTTTCGCGCAACATTATTGCTGACTCTTGTAATTTTCTTTCGCGCAACAATATTGCTGACTCTTGTAATTTTCTTTCGCGCAACAATATTGCTGACTCTTGTAATTTTCTTTCGCGCAACAATATTGCTC